TGTTGCATTGCCTGCTGTGCTGTATGTAGCGGCAACAGAAATGTTATTGGTAGCAGAAGCTTCGGGAACAACGTCCCAAATGTAAACGCGACCAAGAGGCCCAACTCCCAAAGGCATGGGGGATGGATCGCCCAAAGATATGTTACCAGATGCGTACATTGTTTCGGCTGATCCAACAGTGGATGATTGGCTCAATGTGTATGTGCCAGTTCCGCCAGTACCAGATACGAAAGCTGTAATGTAGCTGTTAGCTGTAACACTTGAACCTTGAACGTACATACCGATTGCCAATTGATCTCCAGATTGGAGAGCAGTGACAGTCAGAGTAGTAGAGGAAATTGTTCCTGTGAAAACAACCGAGTTTGCGTTTTTAGTCAACCCCATGTAGGTAGGGGCAGAACCTAAGAATAGGTCATCTGAAAATTGAGGCATTGTCTTCTCCTTGAAAAGCTTGACAAATAATGATGTGGGGGATTAGGGCTCCCCCACAAAGCCCTCCGGGTTTATTAAACTCCAGGTGTACCGTACATAGCACGGGGATCAGTCCAACCAGGAATGTAACGCTCTGTGGCTTTGTAACGCATAGAGTCAGTTTCAAAGTCACCTTCCATGGTCTTCTCCAATGCACGACGCATGAGCAATTTCATGCCTTCAGGTGCATCAGTTTGAACCCACCAGTTAGTAGCGGAAGTCAAGCGGCTGATAACAGAGGCGCCTTCGGGCAACAAACCAATTGATTTAATTGGGTTGATGTCGTTGTTGGCGGTACCTGTTCTCAACACTGACTTGAGCAACACTTCAGCTTGGAACACATTGCCAGGTGCAACCACTAGTTTCAAAGGTTGTAAACGGATCTTTTTGCCGTTGTTATCAACAGCTTGACGGATCTGAATCAACATTTGCTCAAGTGATGTCTGTGACAAGTTAGCAGCAGTTGAAAGCTGGTTGCTAAATGTTCCATTGACGATTGGGTGTGATGTATTGATCAACGACACACCGTCACCGCCGACATAGCTGCTATTGAAAGCACGGTTAAGAATGTTAGCGCAAAGCAACTCTTTGGTTTCCACCAAAGATTGTGCCAAGTGCTTAGCATATACTTGACCGATACGGATGTGATCACCATCTTCTACCAACACTTTGGTCAATGCAAAGGCGAGGCAGTATACATTGTAGACATAGCGTTGTAAGAAGAGCACACCACCCTGTTGATAAGTAACGGGTGAGCCATCAGGTAACTGAGGCGCAGCTCCGAAACCGTACAGGACGGGTTCTTCATGGTAGTTTCTGGGAATACCGGCTTGCTCACGGAATACCGTGGACCATTCATCGGCGCGTTGATCATAGACTCCATCAAAAGCCTCGTTGAGAATCGGCTCAACAATGCTTCTAAAGTCCGTACTTCGCATTGGGGCTGCCATAGTTCAGTCCTCCTTATTAAGCAACTGCGGTGTAAGCACCGTAGAATTGCGTGATTGCTAATTGGACACGAACGATAGTGTAAGCATCCCCCCATGCGTTGTCTGGATATGGTGCCAAATCCACAACGCGCATCTGTCCTTGAACACCTGATCCAACACCAGTAGTGTTCAAAGTTGCTTGTGACAAACCAGTGGTTGTAGAACCAGCAGCAATATTGGCAACAGTGAAGTTGTACTCATTACCAATAGATGTCTGTGGCATACTTCCATCAGCTTGAATTTCATAAACGATGTTGAGGTCGTTGTAAAAATAAGCAATGCATGAACCAGTGATGTATGTGGTGCTTGCGGGCCAGTAGTTAGAAACACGGCGACGACCTGTAGTATCTGTCCATTCGACACCGGCAAAAGCGCCAGTGACAGGATAAGATGCGGCAGATGCGCCAGCGGAAGGAGCAGTGGCTACCACAATGGTACCGTTGGCAGTGCCGCCTGTACCGTAAATGATAGGTTGTCCTTTAAGAATGTTCGAGCTGTAGCCCGAAGCGATACCGTTTGCAATGGCCTGAGCACGTTCCAACCCTGTTGGAAAATAGGCAGGGCGCAAACCAAACGGAGCTGATACTGCTGACATAGTAACTCCTTGTGTTAACCTATGAGAACATAGGTGCTTTTACAGTTTGGTCAAAATTCATGCCTGAACCTTCAATTTGTACCAATGACTTCCCTGTGCTATCTCTAGCATTTAGCAACTGTTCCTGCTGAACACGAATCTTCTCCTGCTCATCGAGAGGGGCATGATGGTGCATCTCAGCCATAATGTCTTGATAAACATCCATAGGAATTTTAAACAAGAGCATTTCGTTGCAAGCCACAAAACCTTCGTGCTCACCGGATTTCACTTTGTATGCTTCAAAGCCTTGTACTTCTTCGGCTTTTACAGGGGTGTATCCCATGCGGAGGCGTTTATGGATAGGGTCATATTGGTTAGTTGTAGATAACCAGCATGGATGGAAGCCCGGAATAGCGGGCGGGGTCGGAAGCGCTTCTTGAAGCCACTCCGAGCGGAACGCTCTACGGCGCTCCTCGGAAGAAACAAAGTTATCTTCTGGTGCTTTGCGTGAGTTATCTTCAAGGGCTCTTGACTCACGCCCAGCATTTGCATTCTTTTTTAAACGATCATCCATCATTAGCTCCTTTGTTTGTTTTCACGGTCCCACTTGGCGTAATTCTCAAGTGCTTTCTGGCGTAATTTAGGATTGTCCCACAGCCCCGCTTCCTTCATTGCAGCTACTCGCTCAGGAGCTACCCGCATTTCTCCAGGTTTAGCTGTTGCCATTGACTCTCTCCCAGAACTTACTACCATAGACCTAGGCCTTTGACTTCGATTGTTTTGGGTATTATAACCAGATTCTGCTCGATGTGGCAAATATTTTTTGATTCTGAAATCCATTTCGTCCCAATAGTCATCAGAAGCTGGGTCATACCCCTCTTCTGTCAACTTTCTGTCTATGCGTTGTGCGATTTCTGAATCTAAATCCTTACCTTCTGGATCATACCAGGAATTTCTTTCAACCCAGTCACTTGCCAAGCGTTTGACCACAGGGTCAGCTTGCAGAGTTTGGGGTTGATTGTTGGTTTGCTTGGTGGCAGTATCTTTCATCACCTTGAGTGACTCAAGTTTGCGTTGTGCTTCATACCACAATTCCTGTGCTTTAGTCAGAGCGTCACCATTTGAATGAGTAACTGCATCTTTCATCTGCATTTTTGCATATTCTACTTGCACAGCAGCGTCTTCTATGGCTTTATCCACTCGGGCAAGCTCTGCTCCAAATGTTTTCTTCTCCATAGTGGCAACACGTACCGCCAATTCTTGATTTTGTTTGCGTAAAGCAGAAATCAAATGGTTGGATTCGCGTGCTTTTTCTTTGTGAAGTTGTTTCTTCAGCTTGCGCTCCTCACGCCTTGCCTCACGAATCGCTTCACGGTCTGGATCATCTGATGCAATTGGATCATTGTGATCATCATTATGGTCGTCATCTAATTCATCATTGTTTTCTTGAATCAGTTTGACCAATTCACTCTCTTGGTTTAGAGAATTGTCAGCAGGTGCAATTTGAACTGATGCACTACCATCTCGGTTCTCTTCTACCTGTAATTCCATTTTATCGGTTGGAGTCATAAAGTTTTCCTTTCAAAACTTAAATAAATGCCTTGATGTCCCTTGGGTCACCAGTTACTTTTCCAATTAACTCATGGTCATTGAAAAAAGTGAATAGGGCTTTGCCTTTTAAACTATTAGTCTCAAAGTCAATTTCCCATCTGTCCCCGCCCCACTTGGGCACTCGGACATAGTCGCCTACCTGTGCCCACGCACCTTCAGGCCATGGTTCCATGCTTTCACGTTTTTTAAACGCTAGTGGTCCTACTGCTATGACCTTTCCTATCATGGTATTCCATTTTTCAGTTTCTTTGGTTTCTTCAGGCAGAACAATTCCTGAAGCTGTGACTTTTTCTTTCACAGCACGGAGCTGAACCAACACTCTAGCACCATAAGGTGCCATTAAAGGATCAATAACAGGGAACGCTTCTTCAAGCGTTTGCTCAATGTCATTCGACATCTTTGTTTTCCTCTTCTAGAAGTAAGTTGATAATGTTCAAGGCTTCATCCAAACCTTGGTGTTGACCGACTAGGCGCTGGTAAGTTTCAAAGTTGATAGCGTATCCTTGTACAAGAGAGCTGCCAATTTCGCCTTGCTTTTGCTTTATCAGTCCGATGAGATCAGCAACGCGCATCAGCGTCCCCGACCAGATGACTTTCTCATGGGGGCAATGACTACTGTCAAGCCACCTTTAGCGTGTCCGCCTTTTTTCATAGTAGCAATTTTACCTGTTGGTTTGCCGATCATGGGAGTGACCGCTTTGGCAGGCAGGTTTGCAACCTTTGATTCTGGAATAGCGCCAACATTAACAGCGCCGCCTTTAGCGTAGTGATGTTTTTTAGCTACTCCGCCTTTTTTCAAGTGGTTAGCTTCTGACTCACCGCCCATGGCGATGCGCTTATGCATATTGATTGCTTCAGACATTTGGATTACCTCCTAAGTTGGATTGGATTTGGTTTTGAGCGTCAAGAACCGTTTGCAGTTGCTCATGCTGCAATTGTGCCGCATCTTGGCTTAGCTCTGCGGTTTTAATTCGTTCAGCGGTGAGGTTGTCTTCACTATTCATCACAACATCAGTTTGGAGCTTCTGATTGTTTTGTTGTTGTGCTTGTTGAAGTTTAGCGGCACCCAGTTGAGCGTCTGTCTTGTCCTTAGCAGCTTTGCGTTGAGTTTCCGCCATAGAAGTTTGTACCAAAGCCGCCACCGCTGGGTCTTGAGGTTGCTGGCCTTGTTGCATCTTCTGCATTTGTTGAAACATGATCATAATTTCTTGCATGACCGGTTGAAGTTTTTGAGTATCAGCTTTCACATGCTGAGCGCTTACCGCTAGAAGTTGTTGCGCCTCTTTAACTATGGGTTTAGGTTTAAAGGCATCAAAATTCTTTCTGAGAGCGACAGTAGAATAAACATCCATTTGGTTGATGTACCACAGGTTCAAATGCTCCATGCAGTGTTCCAAAGCCGCTGGAATATACTTAGGCCCAATGATAGGACTCATACCGAACACAGGATCTGTGCCATAAGTCAGGTGAGTTTGTAGATGAGCGATATGATCTTGGTTTGGGAATGCCCCTACCGGTTTGCCCATTGCCATAGCAATGTTCTCAAGCGCTGGATTGATGTCTTTGACCTCTTCTGGATCAGGCAACACCTCATTAACATCTGGCAGCTTGATTTGCTTCATGATCCGCTTCTCAACCGCCAAGCGATCATACAAATCTGGATTAGCCTCTGCCCTAGCAGCTAAGGTTTGAATCTGAGCGTAGCGTTGCGATTCAGCAAAAATGTGAGGATCAGATACTGGAACAATGTCTGAGTTAACAGAGAAATCTTCTACAGTGACCGCCAAATCTTTGACCATGTCGCCTTTGAACTGCTCATCCAGATACCAGCGGTTGATGCGGGCAAGCACTTTAAGCACCCGCCTTTGACTTTCATGCAAGCGAGCATGGATAGATGAGAATACAGCAGCGCCTTGCTCAATCAATGCTTGAGCGGTACCGACAGGCATGGTATTTGATGCATCTGCAATTTTTTCTTCACTGGTGGTCACCACTCCCTTAGCGGCATCTGTTAACCATCCCAGCAATTGAAATAACACCGGTGACGGTTGGTTAAATGGCACCGGCATTGCTATCTTGCGAACATCATCTACTCCAGGTGCACCTTCAATCTCAGAAACCTGTGTAGGTTCAATGACTGTAGTTTGTCCTGAAATCTTGGCGCCCTTCAGCTTGAGCATGGTAGGGGCGGTGTTTATGTGAGCCGAATCAAGCAGTGCACGCAAAGCGCCAGTAAGAGCGGCAGACAGACCACCAATAAGATGAGGCATTCCAATCGCATAGGCACCTCTCCAAGGGATAAACTTAAACTCAATCAACCAGTCAAGTTTAGACATGGTCTCATCGCCATCTTCCCAATTGCGGTAAAGGCCTACCACATTGCGCTCATTCTCATCAATCATGAGAACATAAGGTGCACGGTCACCGCTTGAATAGCTGTCCTCATCTAGTTCTAGCCAAGTGTTAATGTGGAACACTCGCCTAATCCCATCTACATTGGAGCTTTGCCTTGCCTTGCCTTCAATCTTGTTGTTGGCCTTTTCTGATTTGGTTTGATCTGGCTCCATAGGGGCACGGTAAACGCCAAGATCACGGTACAGAGCTGAGTCAACACGCAGGTCATACATTTCTTGTGTAATGTCCTGCACCTCTGTGACCCTTGATGCGGTGTAGAAGTTGCCAGCAGCAAATGGCAAATAGATATTGTCAATGGGAACAAATTCAGCGCAGGGGCGTTTCTTTTGCTCATCATACCAGAGCTTCAAATACTGTGAACCGCCGAGGGGCAGTTGAGTGAGCATTTGTTCTTGCTCATCACGGTATTCTTCAATTTGTTCGGTGAGCTGCCAATTCATGTAGTCACGCTTGCGCTCCGCTTTCTCTACTTTTTCCTCTGTGCTTTCACCCAGAATTTTAGAGCGCACTGGACCATCTGGTGGAAACAATTCTTTGATGGCACGGGCAGCAAAGTCAACGCATGCCTCCGCCATCACTGGGTGCACTACCTTTGATGCACCCATGAACTGCGCACCCCCAGGAGCATCTTTGCCTAGGCCTGTCCTGCGAATGCCATCTTCATATTGCTTGTCCCGCTCCTCTCTTGCCTCCTTGTCTTTCTCAATCAAGTCAAGGTATTTGAGCGCCATGGAGGTTAGGTCCCACTCAGGCAACTTGTCCGCCAAATTTTCATAGAAGTCAGGCGAATCTTCAGGACCTTTGAGGTTCTCCATTCTCACAATGGCAGAGCCATCTGGCAACTCCTCTACATCAGAAATCTCATCCAATTCTTCATGCAACGATTCATCCTGTTCCTCATCTTCAATAGGTGAAACAAAGCGGTTGTAGTCTTGTGGAATGGGCATCTCTGTAGCCATCATGTGCCTTTCGTGAGCGGGATTGCTCTATTGTATGGGTTAATAACCAAATTTGTTAATAAATTCTTCAATATCTTTATCTTCAACAAATCTTGGCAAATGGTCTTTTGCGTAATGGTTAAGAGGTTGATTGAAAAGTTTATTGTACTTTTTGTAGAGATTCCTTGCTTGTGCTTCAGTTAGACCAGCTTTCTGTGCCTCAGCTTTAAAGTCTGCAATACTATGGTTAAGAATATGCTCATATGGAAACCCTTGCTCATCCATGTCCCAGTTACCGCCTGCATCTCTAATGTCGCCTGTAAGGTCATGATTCCATTCCATTATCTTTTCACGTTGTGCATCTTCTAAGGCATTTAAAAAACGAGTTTCACTCTTTGGATTGTTGATCATAAACCTGTCCATAGATGAACTGCTAGAAGTGTCATAAAGTCCACTGTTTTTCAAAGCGGTTGTGTCTATGTGTCTAATAGGTGTGGTATTCAACCAGTGTTTAATGTTGGGAGTGTCTTGAGGTTCAATAGGCCAATTTCCATAGCCGCTCAATTGGCGAATATCGTACCTGCCGCCTTTATCATTTTCTTGACGTATAAATTTGTTAAAGTCAGAATTGTTATTGTATAAATCTACAATGAAGTCTTTACTGTCAAAAGAATGTGCATACGCCCCCAACAAGTTTTTCTTTTGATCTTCAGGCAATGTTTCAGTATATTTTTTAAAAAGAATATCCGGTGAAATAGGTGCATCATCTGCTTCAATGGCAACTTTGTTTTTGCCGTTGACATCTTTGAGTGCAAAGATTTGATTCTCACCTCTTTTCATATCTGATAGGTAGGCCCAGCCGTGCCCATTTGTGTTATCAAGAACACCGTTGGGCATATTGCCGGTATGAGGCTCAACAATGGGGACAAAAGATTTTGGGTAGTCACCCATATTGTGATTACATGACCCGATGCAATTGTTTAAGTCTTTAGTGATAGAGGAGAAATCTTTTTTAGTGGTTTCAGGATCAAAGTTGTCCTCATTGTAGTGAACCATCTTGCTACCGTCCATAAAATTCATATGGGAAGGTTGTTCGTCCATTCTTTTCTTTTGCCAGTCAGCATACAGCTTAGGATCACGGTTGTCTCTTACTGCACCACTATTTTCATAGTCATGGATTTCTCTTGCCGCTGTTTCAACAGTGTAGTTGTTGATTTTGTTTTCTGGAATTAAGCCAAGCCTGATTTTTCTGTATGCCTGCTTTGCTATTTTGTCTAAGCCCAGTGTTTTGTAGCTGGGATCTGCATCACCTTCTAAATCATAGACAAAGGTATCAGGAGTCAATTTACTCATGTGCGGAAACAGCTTGGTGGTGTCTGGAGCAGCATCCTTTGCCCTAAACATTCGAAGCATAGAGTCAGAGGCCTCTTCAACCATTGCACCTAGTTCAGTATTAGCTGTGGGAGCTAAGTCAATTGGCATATCTGCTTGTGCTCTAAGATCTCTTGCACGCTGCCACATTTCTTTGTCTTCTTTTAAGTCAGGTTTAGTACCGACATAAATAGGGTCCTGTTTGTCATCTGCAATCTTGACTAAAGGATCATTTTCAACACCAGTGCCCAGTTGGTTGGTGAGATACTTCATGTAAGGACCGTGCACCCACTTGTGCCAGTTGGTAAGTTGTTGGTCAGTAGAGGCGGATATGAGGTCATTGTTTGATCCATCAGCCCAACTTTTCATTCCCTCAATGTGTTGTCCAAGCTGCCCCATCCAATTCATGTTGGGATAGCCGCTTGTTGGATGCTTCTCTATAAACTCACTACCAGCCAGTGAAGGCGCCCAGTTGCCGCCTTTGTTCTTGACCATGCCTGCAAAGCCCACTGAACCCAAGTGACCAGGATTAAATGCCATAGCCAACTCTTCAGGAGTCATTTTGCTGGTATTTTCTTTTAAGGTATCCCACCAGCCGCTTGGATCAGTTACAAGTTGTCCCCAACCTTTAACAATGTTGGTCCCAGTGTCAATTGCCCCTTGCACATTCTGACTTAATTCCTGCAGTGGGTTCCAGTTCCAATTGTCAGTGGGTTTGTTTGCCTCAATTTGAGATTGAAGCCATTGCCTTGTTGGGGAGACAGTGGACAAAGCGCCTCCCATGGCGGGAACAGAATTGGGGGCAGGGTTGTCCCATTCATCATTCGGCATACGGATTCACCCTTCTTGGTTGGTAGTCATCGACGTACATATCGTTGTCTGGCGGAGGTGGGTCAATGTTAAGAAAATTCATGTCTCTCAACAACCTAAGCGCTTGAGTCATACTGTCCACATAGTCATCGTGTCCGACAGCGCCTTCATTGGAGAAGGAGCAAACTTGGTTGAGGAATGGCTCACACCAATCCCTTGCTTGTCCTTCCCACTTAGTGCTCTCCGGTAAGTATACTCTGCCCGCCGCTATGATGTTGGACACAATGTGCAACCGCTGAACCTTATCCGCTTTTCCAGGATTATAAGATCGGATAAACACCCCTGCCCTTTGCATATCTTGGATCAAAGAAATGCCTGAGCCCTTCTCCTCTATCAACACCACATCAACACGTTTACCGGGATCACCATAGCTTGAGGTGTAGTCCTCCAACACTCTTGGCTTTAGGTCAGGATAGGTCAAATGCTCATTCCAGCAATCCAGAAGCATCACACACATGGGCCTGTCCTCTGGCTTAAACACTCCCCACACAGTGCACGCTGTTGGATCATTGTTAATCTTGTCTGTGAAAGCAGTATCATAGCTCTGCACTACATACTCAAACCTTGGAAACTCTTTTTGTGAAGGCCACAGCTTGAACCACTTGCGCTTCACAATGCCGCCCTCTTCTGGGTCAAGCAACTCCGCATACAACTCTTGCCTGCCAAGTTGAGTGCCTTCATACTGCGCCATGGCTTGGAAAAAGGTAGGCGCCAGGTTGTCTTTGTTCTCATAGGTTGACCCTTGAGTGAGATAGACATTGCCTTCATCCGACATCGCCTCATCTACCAACCGCCTGACCAAGTCAGTTGGTTTGGGAGTGGTGGTCACAATGACCTGTGGGTTTTCTCCCAAGCGTAAACCGAACATCATCATGTCCCAGACAGCCTCTGCCTTGTCCCATGCTGCTAACTCATCACACCAAACCCTGTGATGCTGCGGTCCCCTCAAGCGATCTGGCTCCTGAGCAGAGAAGCCTTTGATGACTGAGTCATTGACCAAGTACACCTCTGAGATAGTGCGGTTGTAGGATTTGATAAGAGAAGTTGGGATAACAGACAAGATACCCGACACACCTTCAAAGCACACATCCCTCACGTCACCAGAGGTTGGAGCAATAACACCGCATCTAGATTTTGGATGGGTGGTAGCATACCAGCCAATGTCTTCTGCCCCTGTCCTGGTTTTACCAAACCCACGCCCTGCTAAGATCAGCCATGTAGTCCACCAATCATCATCTGGCGTTTTCTGTTTGTTTCTAGCTGTCTTGAGCCATTGGGTGCGCCAGTTGAGAACCGTCAAGTCAAGCAAAGGCAAATCCATGAGAACAGAAGTGGTCTGCTCTATGGTAAGTTTAGAGAAATCTATTTGTGCTAATTCATTCACTTTTTGCCAGCCAATTGCTCAGCAATGGATGAGATCAGTTGCATTCTGACCTCTAACGGTGCTCCATCGGCGCCAGTGATCTCTACTGACCTGCGCTTGGAATGCCCATACTGCACCAACTCTTTGAGCGCATCTTTGCGCGTTTTCACATCCAAACTTTTGTCAAAAGCAATTGAGGCAAGCTCAGTCAGCGGGTCACCAAATGCTTCTAAGATTTCTTCCCACACTGTTTGCTGAGTTTTCTTTCGGGTCAAGCGATCCACAGGTTCACCCACAGTACCCACAGCTGTCTTTAATTGGACAGGTTTTAGCAAAGAAGTATCAGGATCAGACATAGTGAAATTTCCAAGTTATTTTTGACCCATTATATGTCCTCATCATCTTTTTGACCAACCTCTTTTTCCTATTTTATACACGAGGAAAGAAAAAAGGAAAAAATTTTTTATATACCCTGAAGAAAAACCGATTCAACTACATTTTTCACCTGTAATCAAAGAATCACGTATTTATTGACTTCTATTAGCTTGTTTTAGTAAATATTACCACTGTTATCAACAAAGAATGACGTATTCTCTAATAAATATTAGCATATTAACAAATATTGAAATTCAAAAAAAATATTTTTTACCATTCTCTTTCCTCGTGTATATAACCCGGAAATTGATTATTTTTTAATCACTTTTAATAAATTCTAATTAAAAAATCGCACAAATTTACTTTGGCATGGTCAAAGAAAATAGCCAATCTGACAGGTTTATCTGGTATTTTTCCATATCTTCCATGGTATATTGATTGATTTCGGGTGCCAAAACCCCCGGAATTGCATAAAATTCTCTATCAATTTGGATCAAAACCCATGAATCTCCGCCATTTTTAGCTTGAAAATGGTGCCAATTCTCCTGTTCTTTGTCCAATCCACGCTGACTTTTAAACAAAACGGTGCTCATTTTGGCGGGTTTTGATGCTTTTTTCAGCTCTATCCACCCCTCCATCCCCGCTACACAAAAATTAACATCCGGCATACCTGCAATTACTCCATTTTCTACCCGCTCCCACCTTCCCGGCAATTTCATCTCATTGATCTTTTGCCTGACTTTTTGCCACAACAGTTTCTCGCTCATCGTCTTTTTTCTCCGCATGATGATTTAAAAACCACTGAATGGTTGCAGTAGTGACTCCCATCCTCAACGCTATTGCTCTCATTGACAGCCCCTGCTCCCTCAACACCATCACCCGCCTCTCATCTATATTGGCCCGTTTTCGTCCTGATCCTGCTCTTGCGCCTCCTGCCATTTTCTTTTTCCTTTACAAATGTGATCTTTTGCCAATGTTTTAATTTCCCACAACCACCCGCACTGTGTACACCGCCAGAGCGGTTGCGCAATGACCTCTAGACGCCTATTCCGCACCTCTCCCCTAACCTTGGCATGGTAGCTGTTGATTTCTTCAATAGCCACCGTTTTTCTCCAAATACCATTTCCATTTGCGTTTCTTGGCAATCAAAAGAAAAGATTCCCTAATGTATTCAACAGCAGGGATATCCATTATTTTTATCACATCAACCTCTAGTGGGGTCAAAATGGCTTTCTTGCCAAATTCGTTTTTGTTTCTGATTTTGCGAACTATCATGTGTTTTCCTTAAATTGGAAAAAAGAAGTCAAGCAATAAGCTGACAATCAAGCATCCTGCAAATCCCAATCCGTACACAATAAGATATTCATACCAGTAAATCATGTGTTTTTCTCCTTCAACTCATTTATCAAATCATCAATAAAAACCCACATTTTCCCTGTCAAAATAACTTCATTTGCTTTGGCTATTGCTTTAATTTCTTTACTAGTCAGTTCTACCCATTCACGCTTGCCCATTGTGTTAACTGCCTTGTCTACACTTGATTGCATTTTCTTTTGCATTCCGTCAATAAAGCCACGCTCGTATTCGTTGGCATGGCTTTGCAAGTCATACTCACGAGGCTCATAATTCACTTTGTATGGATTTGATGGATGTTGTTTAAATGGCATTGTTTTTCTCCTTGAGGTA